TTCTAGCGTGAGTGAGGACGAAAGTTCGAAAACCTCAGCTATCTCATGCTCTGTGAATACTCTTTGTGGGCGCATTTACTTCACCAAAAACCTTCTATCAAATGAATGGTGTGACTTCTCAAGACCTGTTTCGCCCTGATCAGCCACCGTTATTTTACCACCTCTTGCAAGATATTCCTGAACCTGTCGCTCAACCTCACGGCTCAACCTGCGCTTGTCTTGCTCATGCGCACCATTACCTACGAGATAAACATAGATTTCATCTTCTTGCATCTTCCAATGATAAATCAATTATAACTTATAAAAAAGATGATCGTTGATTTTTATAATTGGTTTTGTTGATGCCCAAGATGGCTGGACGTAACTGGCGTGGTAGTGAGTTGATCCGAGCGTTGGATCAGGAAGGATTTGAAAGTAGGCAATTGATGCGTTGATTACCGCTTGCCCGAAGGCTTGCTTATTGTAGATGACTTCAGGCTTGCCATCGCAGTAGTAGCTGAACTGACAGTTGTTACGCTTGGTGCCACCGTGTTGGATCACATGGCATGGGTTATTCGGGTAGCGGTTATCTGCCACCCGATTCATTATCACATTTGCAATGGCTTGCTGACCCTGAGCAGGCTGAGAACGACCCTCAAAGTAGATCGCCTCAGCTATGCAGAGAATTGCTTCAACCATAATACACTTCGCGGATCATAGCCTCTTGATCATTGATCAGTGATTCAGCGTGACGTTTGGCGTTGGCGCGTACTGCTCTTGCAGCATCTGCCAGCTTGTCGAAGTCAGTGTCGCTGGTACAAGCCAGAGCGATCAGTCGTGCGGTCTGGTCATCTTCCCATAGCTCATGGGGATACTCGCTAGTGGTCAGCAACCAATCAGCTACCTTGCTGATGATTGCTTGATTTGCTTCAAACTCACCGTGGCGTGTAAAGCAGTCGTAAGCGTTGTCGATCAATATGGATTCAAGTTTCATTTCATTCTCCCGATTAAAATGTAATATATAAAAATATAAGCCCTGCGATAAGTGCTAGAAAGGCAATGCCTCCAACCACTTCTTCAACTACCCGGTAAAGTGGTAAGTCACCAAATAAGAATTTGCGTATGTTCATTTTATTTCTCCCGTTTGGCTCAGCGGTATGCCTTGCCGATGTGGTTATATTACTACAATTGGAGTTAGAATCAACACTTCTAGTTAATTTATTTTATATATTTAATGTTTTTTGTTGGTTTTCTTTCTTTTTGCTATTCAAATATCCGATTCTTTGTGATGTCACCCAGCTTTCGACCTTCGGGTCAACCTGTTGTGGCTTTTTGATGTCCAGCCCTCTTGGCCAGACATTGTACCGCCTGCGATACTGGTGAGCCGCCCAGCCCTTCTTGTAGCCGTTCTGCCTCCCTATCTCCATCAGGTTTTCATACCAGTGAGTCTTTTCTTCTTTGCTGGCAGGTGCAGGCTTCTTGATCTTATCCAGCCGGGTCAGCATCGTGCTGTCGCTCTCCAGCGCTTCGGTGATGGTGATCTCATAGCCACAGGCGCAGCGTAAGCCCTGCATAATCTGAGAGCATCTTGGGCACTCGTTGATGACAGCTTCTTCTTTTTCTTTTTTCTCAACCTGATTAGTCTCTGAGAATTTCTTTTCATTCATGTCTAAATCAGAAGGTTCCATCAGGCCAGCAAAACCGAAACGCTGGGTATTGCCTGCGTGGTCCAGATAGATCGCGTATTCTTTGCTGTCATGGATTCGTTGGATGCGCCCTGCGCGTTGCTGGTAGGCAATCGCTGACTTTGTTGGTGCGCAGTCAATAAGCACCCTTGTCTGGGGCGAGTCATAGCCTACACCCAGCAGTTTTGAGCAGGACAAGACCTTGAATTCGCCAGCCTCATGCCCAGCAAAAAGCGTCTGCCGGTCCTTTTCCTTAGTGTACCCATCAATATGCTTTGCCGGGATGCCAGCCTCATTAAACATCTCAACCAAATACTTGCTGTGTTTGATGCTTGGGCAGAAGGCAATCGTCTGGGCGTTCTCACCGTGAGCCAGCCAGTTCTTGATGATGTCTCCAGTGAGTCCTTCCTGTTCTTCTTCCGTGACCCTTGCCACATCGTCAGGATGGTAGTCAGATGACCCTGTTTTGAGTGCTTTTGAGCGCAATCCCTTCACATCAATACTTCTGCCACCATAGTACCTGACGGGTGCTAAATAGCCTTGTTTGAGCAGTTCTTGCTGGCTAACAGGCACAACCATGTCCTGCCAGAGCAATCCCATGCCTTTAGCGTAAGGCGTGGCTGACAGGCCAACGTAGTACATCTTCTCGCCATCCCATGTCCGTATCATCTCAACAATCTTTTTGCTGATACTGTGGCATTCATCAACAATGCAAAGGTCGAAGTCCAGCTTGTCATAGCCCCGTCTGGCGATGGTCTGCATCGAGCATATCTGGATGGGTGCTGCCGGGTTAGCGAGCCAGTGGTCGGCCTGCTGAACCCCGTAGCTGATACCCCACTGGTCTAATGCTTCAATGGTCTGGTCGATTAACTTGATGCGATCACAGAAGAATACAGCCCGTTTGCCAGAGTCCTGTGCAGACTTGAGCATATAGGCTGCCGTGTGCGTCTTTCCGAAGCTACAGCAAGCGGCCAGCAACACACGCTTGTTGCCAGCCCTGAAGCTCTGGCGGATCATGTCAATCGCTTTGGTTTGATGTTCGCGCAGTTTCATATCACTGGCTCCCGATCAACCCCAATTACTTCTGGCTTCAAGTATTCCCCCAAAACATAGTTTTTGTTTTGTGGTTTTGGATATGGTAAAACTTCATATGCCATTTTTGCTTTCCACTCTTTTTTTAGCTTTTTGCTGTTGGTGCAAAAATAAACATACCGGTGCTTGGGCGTTCTGACTTTCCGTAACCCGTTCTGACAATCTTCCTTGTAATGTCTTGAATGCTTATTGCCTTCTGTATATTTATCTGTTCTTTTTTTTGTGCATCCTGTGTAAATAAAATTGCAGGCTTGGTAAATATAGCCTCCGTGGTTAGCCCCAGTGTCTGCATAAGAAACAACAATCCAATCGTTCTTTTTTAGCCGTCTTAGACACGCCCCAAGAAATTGAGATAAAGGCTCATTCAAGCCATCAATCCTACAAAGCCTATTTAATTCATAGACGTTTTCTGTGTAATCCCCGTTCATAATACCTTTGCATAAAAAGGGAGATGCTGGCTTGCCAAAAGAACAAACAGCAACTAATTGATTATGAATAAACCATCCGTAGGCTGTGGATATAACAGGTTTTCTTCCAGAGTAATGCTTGGGTAACAAAAAACTTACCGCTTCACTATATGAAATATTTTCTATATTGCCTTTCATCTTATCTATTTTCTCCCGAAATTTTAGCCACAGTTGTCTTTTTGAACCTTAGGGACACCCCTCAAGTTCATTCAAAGTTCAGAGCCTGTACTCATGATTGCCAATTGGCAGAACGATCAGCATTCCATGCAATCTCGTCAGAATCCCCTTGTGTCCACTTAACCTGCTTTATCCATCTGACATTGGCTGTCAATGGCGGTCGGTTCAGTCCCGGACAATCATGATTCACGCAAGTTTACCGCCCTGCCGTTGGTATACCCGTCAGGCGGTCAGTGGTGCATATAGGTAAATTTCGATTGAATTAACACAAGATGTTGTGTTGAGGCATAAAAGGTAGGATAATTCACCCATGTCGGGTTCCTAATCTTTTCTTCTTCCTTCAATCGGGATTTAGGTATCTGCAATACCACCGACAACTACATCTTACACCGTTCTCCCGATGGTTGTAAAGTGTGAAGGGGCAGACTAGAACTCCCGCTAGTTTGCCCCTTTTTTTATGCAATCCTTTCTCGTCCGATAGCCTTATCAAAAGCCCTGCACTGTGGGCAGTACCAGCCAATCCGAGAAGGTCTAAAGCCGTCCTCAACCTCTGTGTGCTTGATGACCTGTTGCGCTTGTGAACCGCACTGGCATGTCTTCACTTCCATCGTTTCATCCTTTGTCTGCATATTAAAATTATTCTCTGAAAATCTTTAATTGTGTAATTACGGGGGCGATTATCCTGCTCCAATTTTTCTAGTTTTTCAATACCGATCCTGATCACCAGTTGTTTTCTGTACTCGACAATATTCCCGCCCAGATGCCGATTACATTTTTTGCATTGGGCGTGTACATTATGGGTATGAAACTCAAGAGGCGCACTGCCTCTGGAGCGGTAGTGACCAGCATCACAATCGCTACCATGCCCTGACAAGCCTATATAAGCCCCACAGGACACGCAAGGCTTACCCCTATCCCTTACCCTTATGTACTCGTTAAACACTCTCTGAGCGTCTTTCTGCCAATCTGAGCGCGTCTTTAGCTTTTCTTTGGTAATACGCTTCTCTTTGCTGACTACTTTCTTGGCAAATCGCTTTGCCCGGTCAGTCTTGGCGTACTCAGCCAAATGCTCAATAGAGCAAAAGGATTTCAGGCTGGAGATGATCGCATCAGTCTCTGGGATCTTCTTCCTGCACTGGGCGCAGCGTCTTGTTTTCATCGAGTTCCTTGATCGCTAAAAAATACGGCCTGACAAAATTCCGGTAAAACAACACCTCAAGTGACACCAGCAAGTCATACTGTTCTTTAAGTTGCTGTCTGCTCATGCCCTCCAAGCCGTTCAGTAGCTGGTCTTTTGCGACATGAACCGCCTGCATTAAATCCTGCTCAATTTCCATAAACCTCTCCTGTCCTGTTCTTCAAATAATCTTTCCATAGCAACTGTGCTTTTGTTTCCGCGTCCCACCGAGAATCGCCAAGGTCTGGCACTCCGTCCCAAAAATATTCGGATATTTCAGAAGCCTGATCATTGGGTATCCACCCATTTTCATCATCGTATACCATTGGAACACAAACACCTAAAGGGGCATCAGGCGGTAGCCGGATAATATCTGCGCTGT